CCGACTACCTTGTTGTCGCTGGTGGTGGCGGTGGTGGATTTGAAAATGGCGCTGGTGGTGGTGCTGGCGGTCTGCGTTCTACTGTTACCGCTACTGGTCGTGGTGGAAGTTTAGAAACGGCATTATCATTAACTCTTGGAACTGCTTACACCATAACAGTGGGTAGTGGCGGTGCTGGAAGTAGTGTTGCTGATACAAGAGGTAGCAATGGCAATAATTCAAGTATTAGTGGTACTGGAATAACAACCGTTACTTCTACTGGCGGTGGTGGTGCTGGTTCAGGATCTAATACTGGTAGTTACAATTCTGGTGCTAATGGCGGTTGTGGCGGTGGTGTTAGAGGTAATAGAAGTTCAACATCACCTGGTACAGGAACTACTGGACAAGGTTATGATGGTGGTTCAGCAGGTCCTGGGGTTGGCTCATCAGGTGGCGGTGGTGCTGGGGCAGCAGGAGTAAATGCTACTGCTAGTTCTCCAACTGCTGGTGGTGCAGGTGTAGCGGTTTCCATTACTGGCTCATCTGTTACATACGCTGGTGGTGGTGGTGGAAGTTGGAACGGTACTTCCGCATCAGGTGGTAGCGGTGGTGGTGGTGCTGGTGGAACTGGTACAGGTAGTGGAAATAATGGAAGTGCTAGTACTGGTGGTGGTGGTGGTGGTATGGGAGATACAAGTAGCGGAAATGGTGGTAGCGGTGGTGGTGGTGTAGTTATTATTCGTGCAACACAGGCTGCATCATCTACAACAGGTTCACCAACATACACAACATCAGGTTCGTATCACATTTATCAATTCAACGGTGATGGGAGTATTACTTACTAATGGCTATTCGTAGATTTTCAACATCTTCCATTAAGAGTGGAGCTAAGTCATCTAAGTTTTGGGATCAAACTACACAAGTTGCTATAACTGTTGAGTATCTTGTAGTTGCTGGTGCTGGTGGTGGTGGTGCTAACTCATAAGGTGGCGGTGGTGGTGCAGGTGGTTATCGTACTTCTGCATCTTATTCTGCAACAGTTGGCACTGCTTTAACAGTAACTGTTGGCGCTGGTGGTGCTGGTGCTGCAGGTGCTACAGGTGGAGTTGGTGGAACTGGTCGTGGGTTTAGCGGAAGCAACTCTAGGTTTGACACAATCTATTCATCTGGCGGTGGCGGCGGTGGTGGGCAAAGCCCAGATGTTACTGGTGTTGCTGGCGGTTCAGGTGGCGGTGGCGCAGGTTTACCAAACCGCAACCAAGCAGGCGGTGCTGGTAACTCAGGTTCTTATTCACCAGTAGAAGGTTATGCTGGTGGAGCAGGAAATGCATCAACTGCACAAGCAGGTGGCGGTGGCGGTTCAGGCGGAGTTGGTAGCACAAGTGGTGCTGGAGGTTCTGGAACTGCAAATTCTATTACAGGTTCATCTGTAACTTATGCAGCAGGTGGTGCAGGTATTGGAGACATAAGCGTTGCTGGTGGAGCCGTTGATGGTGGAGCAAATACTGGTGATGGTGGCGGTGGATGGCTTGGAACTGGTGGTGTCTATGGTGATGGTGGCTCAGGCGTAGTTATTGTTCGTGCAACACGGGCTGCAGTATCCACAACTGGTTCACCAACATATACAACTTCTGGTTCATATCATATCTATAAATTTACAGGCGATGGTTCAATCACTTACTAAGGAGAAATAATGGCACACTTCGCAAAACTAGATGAGAATAATAATGTTCTTGCTGTTCATGTAGTGAACAATGATGTCATCACCGTAGATGGTGTTGAGTCAGAGCAAGCAGGAATAGATTTTTTAACTGACCTACATGGTCATGCATTATGGAAACAAACTTCCTATAATGGCAACTTCCGTAAAAACTATGCAGGTATTGGTTATACCTATGACGCAGGGCGTGATGCGTTTATAGCACCACAACCATTTGGGTCATGGACTCTTAATGAAGCAACTTGCCAATGGGAATCACCTGTTGCTTATCCAACAGTTGATCCTGAAAACTTTAAGGCTTATGCATGGTTTGAACCAAATCAGCAATGGATTGAAATCACAGGCCCACAGGCTTAAGTTTAAAACAGAGGCAGTTTTGGAAGTGTCCTCGCCTAATGTCATAAGTAAGAACTTCCATTAACTTTCTAACCCAAGGAGTCTGGCGTGGTATTAAAAACATCCAAGTCACCGGATATTACCGAGACAGTTGTATACGACCTTACCGGTCGTACATCTCAGTATTACGATCCAGATACTTATGCCTTTGATGTAGCTGTAGGTGGTTTGCCATTCCTCTACAACATCACAGATGCAATCCCATACCGTAGATCGACTGCCCGATGGAAGTATGAGCGTGTTGACCAAGCCAGAGAGCCGGGTGAACAAACCCTTGACTCAGGTCTTTGGGTCAGGTCTCAGACATCGTGGCACCTTGGTGCAGGTATTGAGTTCCAAGAAGCACTCGAGGGTAATCCCGATCTTCTTCGCTTTCGTTACTACACATCCACAGGTATCAACCCATGGAACATTGGTGAACTATCTCTTCTTAAAGACACATCTAAACTTTACAATGTAACCTCTACATCGACTACCGCTAGAACTATTGCTTTATCTGCAACTCTTAATGGAACAGATAATGTTATTGCGGTCAACTGCACAGCAACATCAACATCTTCATCTGCGGTTCGTGTATCTAAAGTTACCTCTGCTGGTACTGCAACCACAGTTCTAACTGGTGCAAACATATCTGCTGAAATCTTGGCGGCTGAGACAGATGGATCCTCTCTCTATCTTGCTACTGCCGACTATATCTATGACATCGATCTAACTGCCGGTAGACCAACACTTCACTCTCACTATCACATTGCATCTATTGCATCAGCTTCTGCTGTTACATTGAAGTATGTTAAGAACCGAGTTCTTGCTGGCATCACTTTTGCTTCAGGATCAACCATTGCCGGTGTCTATGAGTTGCCATTCTCTGGTGGTCACGCAGGTGCTGCATCAAATCTTTCATCTGTCACAGCCATTGCTAATACCACTACGGTACCAATAGGTTGGAAGTGGACAGGTATAGCAGATGGTAGAGGTGCCATCTATCTATCTGGATATGCCGGCGATAAGTCTGCAATCTTCAAGGTTCAACCTGATGCAACTACAGGTAACTTAGGAGCTGCTATCTCAGTAGCAGATATCCCATTGGGTGAAACTGTTAGAACTTTATTTGGTTATCTTGGTACTTATCTTGCAATCGGAACATCTCGTGGTGTTCGTATTGCTGCCATTGCTGATGATGCAACTATCGTTTATGGCCCTATCATTTTTCAAACAGATAATCCTGTGATCTCTTTTGCGGCTCGTGATTCTTATATCTGGGCTGGAGTTAAGGCTGGAATCGGTGGTGCTTCTGGCACTTACCGAATCTACCTTGGACAACTATTAGATGATGGCGGTTATCCATATGCCACCGATATCTATGCTACTGGTACTACCGGATCGGTAGACAATATGGGATTCTTCCCAACAACTGGTCAGTTATTCTTCTCGATTACCGCAAGCGGTATCTGGATTGAACACGCTACTCAGTTGGTATCTGAAGGAACTATCCAAACTGCAATAGTTAACTGGGGTACTCTCGAGAAGAAAGCGTGGAAGCGTGTTCGTATCGAGACCGATACCCTTGAAGGAAAGATAGAAGTCTATGCTGATGCCATTGAGGGAAGATCACAGATTGTTACCTTAACTGAAACTAATGAATACAACACAGATTTCGATCTATCGGCGGCTTATCTAACGCCACAAGTCAACGGACAGTTGACCTTCTCTCTTTATCGTAAATCTACAGATGTGACAAAAGGTGCAATCCTTAAAGGTTATGCCATCAAGGCTATCCCTTCACCTACTAGATCTCGTCTGATCCAAATGCCTTTAATGTGTTATGACTTCGAGACCGATCGAAGAGGTGTTCGATTCGGTGTTGAAGATGGAGCAAAGATCCGTATCGCAGCCCTTGAATCTCTTGAGTCAAGTGGCTCTACCGTTCTTGTACAGGATTTCACCTCTGGTGAAAACTTCGATGCTGTCATCGAAGAAATCGCATTCACTCGCATGACTCCGCCATCTCAGAATAATGAGAACTTTGGAGGAATCATCACTATCACAATGAGAACGGTTGTCTAATGAACTACATGGACTGGGCTGGCCTTGCGGTCGCCGTAATAACAATCGTCACCGCATTTGCTGGTGCAATCCGATGGTTAGTGAAACACTACCTAAATGAACTGAAACCAAATGGCGGATCAAGTATTCGTGATAAGGTTGACAGACTCGAAGCAAAGGTTGATAAACTATACGAGTTTTTGATTCAGAAGTGAGTTACCCAAACTGGTTTGCTTCATACGCAATAGCGTATTTTGATAAACATCTAGCCAGATTCAAAGACAAGGAAGACCTACGCTTCTTACAGGTTGGTGCCTTTACAGGTGATGCCAGCCTATGGTTGATGCAAAACATCCTAACTCAAAAGAGTTCAATCCTTGTAGATGTAGATACTTGGCAAGGATCAGATGAAGAAGCTCACCACCAAATGGACTTTACCGATGTCGAGAAAACTTACGACTGGAAACTTAAAGATTACTCACGAGTAATAAAGGTCAAGCAAGCCAGCCTAGATTTCTATGCTCGCCTACCCAAGGATGAGGTCTATGACTTCATCTATATCGATGGTGACCATACAGCTCAGGCAGTCTGGCACGATGCCAGCCTTGGCTGGAAAGCCCTTAAACCCGGCGGAATCATGGCCTTTGATGACTACCTATGGGGAACTGAGTTACCCCTTGATAAGCGGCCACAGCCAGCTATAGATTTATTTCTGACCCTGCTTAAGGATCAGATAGAACTACTAGATACAGGATCCCAAGTATGGATAAGGAAGCGATAAATGAAACCTGTTGCAAAGACGGCGACACCTGCTGCCAAATCGCTGCTGAAGCAAGCGACAAAGTTGTGGCCAAAGAGGGCGAAAGCCAGCGATGGATTACTCCCTTCGGCTGCACATCTTGCGGCCAGTCCTAACTCAGACCACAACACAGGACACGCAGTCGATCTAACCCACGACCCAAAGTCTGGAGTAGACTGTCATGAACTGTTTCAGAAGTTTAAGGAAGACAAGAGGGTTGCCTACTTAATCTTCGATAGCAAGATCTGGTCTCGTGCCAGAGCAAGTGAGGGAGACCGCCGGTATACCGGATCGAACCCACACTCAAAACATATCCATGTATCCATCGATCCAAAGCATGACAAAGATACAAGCTCTTGGTTCTCTTGGAAAAAGAAACCGGTGTTCACTTCGCCGGATGCTGTTATTCAAAGTCTGAAGAACCGCAACCCACAGAAGTGTGAAGTACCAAGTCCAAAGGAGGACTAAATGGAAAAGATCAAATCATTCATCCACCGCAATCCTGCTCGAGTTGCAGCGTTTGTATCTTCAGCAGTTGCTTTGGTTGTCAGCTACATCTCCCCAGATATCCCAGTAGAGCAAGCAGTTATCTTTATCTTGTCTTCATTGGGTCTAGGTGAGTATGCACAGCGTGTAGAAAACGATAAGACAGAAGCAGCTCTCTGGACTGATCCAGAAGAAGTTGATGAAGAGTAACTAACTCTTACAAGAGATGGGCCACCTTCGGGTGGCCCTCTTTTTTTGTGCCTAAAAACTACACCGGTAGGAGAGCTTTAAGAAATGCCCCCCTACCCCCCATAAAAAACTTATGGTTGGTTAGGTGCTACACCGTATAGTGTCGCCTTGAAGTTTCTGCCCCACCCCCGAAGGGGTAGGCAAACAATACCACGACACACCGAAATCCCACACTTTGTCAGACCCTTGTGCCACACTTATTCCATGAGTGAAAAACTTGTCGAAGTCGACAACATCTATGCTCAGATGTCTGAGCTATCGGAGACTTCGTTCCGCCCACATCCTTGGGTCATGGGATTTTCCTATGGCAGGGATGGTGGGATATCCGTATGGTGGGATCATGCGTATGAATCAAGCAAATATCTATTAGCAAAGCTCGATCTTGTTGATTGGTTCCATGAGGGCTTTCTTGTTGCAGATCGAATGGTTAGCCTTGTACCACTACCCGAAGAGAAAAACTTAATACTGCCGGGAACTATGCTGGTTTGGAGACCTATTGATGGTGAAGCCAAGATCTCTAAACTTGTAGAGGATTACATTAAGGGATATCAGAATGTTACTTAAAGATTTCTACATCGATAAGTTCTGCAAGAAAATCTTAGAAGCAGAACCACTACCTGATACTGAATACAAACAAGGTTTAGTTGATGGACTTGAATACGCAATAACAGTCTTACAAAAAGAAAGGTCGCAGGATGGGCAAACCCAAGAAGGGAAAGAGTAGCGGTGTTAGAAATACGAACCGGAGAAACGGTAAAGCCTTCAAGAAAAATCCAAGAAAGCCAAAGTCTAAAGGCAATCGGATTGCTGGCAGGTCTTTTGCGAATCACGCAAAGCGAGAAGCGTGGAAGAAGTGGAAGGCAACTCTTCCAGAGGGTACGGAAGTTCCGCATTGGAAGGAGTGGAAAGTAGATGCCGCATAGTAGTAAAGAAACACTAACTATTGGTTGGTGTGACAATGGTTTGACTGATGGAAAGTTTACCGAAGGTATTCTGTATTCAACTATCGGACTTCCAAAGTTTGGAATCTATGTAAACAATGCAGTTCGTGTTCAAGGTAATCAGATTGCTAGACAGCGTATGGATCTTCTTGAGCTGTGGGCAGATCAGGTGCAGACTGACTGGCTATTGTGGGTAGATTCCGATGTTGTCTTAACTGCTGAGATTGTAAAGAAACTTTGGGATGCTGCCGACAAGATGGCACGACCTGTCGTATGTGGGGTGTATTTTGTATCTAAGGCAATGGAAGGAACCCTAATGCAACCGATGCCAGCATTGTTTATGGATCATCCTACCGATGAATACCTGATGAACTTCATCCACCCATTGCCATATAATGAGATCATTCAAGTTGATAGTGCAGGTATGGGATTAGTTCTAATGCACAAGTCAGTAGTTCCAGTACTTCGAAAGAAGTTTCCGGATCAATCATTCTTTGCCGAGAAAGATCTAGGCAGAGATAAGTTTGTTGGAGAAGACATCATCTTCTTCCGCAAACTAAAGCAAGCCGGTATAAAGCTTTATGCTCATACTGGTGCATTGGCTCAACATATGAAACGATTTAGTTTCGATGTTGCGTATTACGGTTTGTATTGGAAAGAATACGAACGACAGATGCAGTTGAAAGCGGAGCAAGAAGCAGAAGAAGTGGATGGATCAAATGCAACAGATTAAGAACATTCTTGTTGATGCACTCAAAGCGAAGGATGCATCACGAGGAAGATCACAACAGACAGAGGTCGGGCCATCCGAACTCGGAGGTTGTGCAAGAAAGGTTTGGTACAGACTGAATCAACAGCCTGAGACCAATGACAACGAGCTGAAACTCGCAGCAGTTATGGGTACTGCAATACACAACACGATTGAATCGGCGTTGGCGTTTGCTGATCCTGACCAAAACGAGTATCTTGTTGAACAGGAAGTAGAGGCATTTGGGATTAAAGCCCATGTCGATCTCTATGTTCGATCTGCTAAAGCAGTTGTCGATTGGAAGAGTGTGAAGTCAAAGAACCTCAACTACTTTCCATCGAAGCAACAGCGTTGGCAGGTACAGGTCTACGGACTCCTACTTTCGGAATCAGGTTTCGAAGTGGAGACTGTCAATCTTGTGGCAATCCCACGAGATGGGGATGAACGAGACATCAAGGTTCACTCAGAACCTTATGATCGAAGCATTGCAGAGGAAGCACTTGAGTGGTTGCAAGCAATCAAAAACTCTTCCGAAGCACCAGCCCCGGGCAAAGATGCCAGCTACTGCCAGTTCTACTGCAAGTACTTTGATGCAAGTGGGGAACTCGGTTGTACTGGACTAAAAAAAGGTGGGATCACTCCGTCAGAAGTTCTGATTGATGATCCCTCCATCGACTCCAATGCCTTGGAGTACTTACAAATCACAAACGAGTTGAAGAAACTCGAAGCGAAAGCCGATGGTCTCAAGACTTCTCTCGAAGGTATCTTCGGTCGTACCATGTCTGGTGTTGAAATCAACTGGACAACGGTGGCACCACGCCAAACGATTGATGAGGTAGAAGTTCTAGCCAAACTCGGATTCGTACCAAAGAAAACAGCCGGCAAGGAATCAGTCCGGCTTTCAATCAAACACACGGAGGTTAACTAAGATGGCCGAACTCGGTTTTCAAGTGTCAACTAAGACACAAGATGGAACCATTTTTGTCATTGCCGATGCAACCTACGAAGGCTTCGCCAACAAACTAATGGCAGCCCTCGATCAGACAGGAGCAGAGGCAGTACTCCAGCAGATGAAGTCCTCATTCGCTGGATCACCAATGACTACAGCTCAGATTGCGAATGCTCTGGGCGGAACTGTCATTCAATCTGATAAATGGGGTGGAGGCCAAGCGGCCGCAGCCCCTGCTGGTCAGGTCTGTAAGCATGGAGAACCAGCGAAGTTAGTTCCTGCTGGTGTATCTAAAGCATCAGGAAAGCCTTATCGTGCTTTCTATGCTTGCCAACGACCACAAGGCCAGCAATGCGACTTCAGAGCGAACGCTTCTTAGCACAGTTGGTGGAGTCGGGTACACCTAAGTACCCGGCTTTCACCGGCAAGGAAGCCTGTGCCTCAGTTGGATCAGAGATGTTCTGCACCGATGAGAAAGACTTTAGCCACTACGAGGTTCTGCGAGGAATCTGTATGCAATGTCCTCTTCTCAAGGAATGTTTCAACTGGGCATTACATAACGAAGACTTCCATTATTGGGGAGCTTCATCAGCCCATGACAGAAAAGAGATACGAAGGTTGTATCGGATCGAGAGAAAGCGAAGCGTGGCTGCATAATGTTGAACCTACTTCAAGCAGTACATAGTACAAACTCATCAGCGAAACCATTGCCCGATGTGTGGGAATCATTGAAGAGCTATGGGATGAGGTTCCGTCAATCACAACTATGCCTAATCGCTGGGCAACCAAACTCCGGTAAGAGTCTTATGGCTTTGGTATATGCACTCAAGAGTGGTGTACCAACTCTGTACTTCTCTGCCGATACGGATCCAATCACACAGATGTTTCGTACTGTTGCAGCTTTGAGTGGGATTCCACAACAACAAGTGGAGACCTATCTCGATCAGGACTCACACTATTTCGATCCGATGTTGTCTGAGAAAGGCTCACATATCAAGTGGGTCTTTGATCCGTCACCAGATATAGACACCATCGAACTCGAAGTCCTCGCCTATGGCGAGGTGTATGGCATGGCACCGGCACTTGTCGTTATAGATAACCTAATGAACTGCGTGTCCGTTACAGGGGAAGAATGGTCAGGCATTCGGGCAATCATGTCCGAACTTCATCATGTTGCTAGAAAGACAGGTGCCTGTGTCCTTGCTCTTACACATATGTCAGAGCAAAGAGATTACGAAGCAGACAAACCAGCACCACGCCGAGCCATACTTGGCAAGGCATCACAGTTGCCTTCGATGATCTTATCGATTGCAATGAATCCAGAATATGGAGAACTAAAAGTGGCAGCAGTAAAGAACCGATTCGGAGAACATTCTGCCGATGGCACTAGGTATGCAACTCTTCTCATCGATCCATCGAGAGTACAGATTGCAGACGGAGATGCACAAGGTCGAGCAGATGTAAGACCGGGATTGATTTATTGGCGTGGACACGAAGCAATCTAGGGCAAACAAACGCAAGGGATCCCAATGGGAGACCGACCTTGTTGAATACTTTAGATCGTTAGATCTACTCGCCGAGAGATTACGCCTCTCCGGCTCATATGATGAAGGCGACCTATGGTTCTTCGCCAATAGGAAGTACTTCATAGTCGAAGCAAAGAACGAAAAAGGTTTCAAGCCCGGGCCTTGGATGCAAGAAGCGGTGCTTGAAAGGGATAACTGGATGAAACGAAGAAAGAAGTCAGGTCGAGCTATCCCACTTGTCATTGCCAAGCGTAGGCAAAGCAATGTCAGTAAGGCATTTGTCATTATCCAACTAGATGAGTTTATGGAGTTAATAAATGAATGAAACATTAGCAGCAGTACTTATAGTCACAGCAGGTGTTGCCCTCTATCACTTCCTTGAGTGGGGTTACTACAAGATTGAAGATAAGTTCTATGAGTGGAAACATAAAGAAGAACTTGAGAAGTTTGATGCTTATATTAAGAGCCTAGAAAAAGCAGTTAAGGCTCCTGCAAAGAAGACTACAACTAAGAAGAGATAGTCATGGCAGCCGATTCGGAACTACTCAAAGCCGTAATCAAACATTACGGTGGAGAGACAAGAGACGGCTATTCAAGAGCAGTTCGGTGTTGTTTCCATGACGACACTCGTAGATCCGCTGTGATGTCAACAGACGGAGAGAAGGCTGGACTGTACTTCTGCCATACCTGTGGTATTGGTGGAGATGCATATTCGTTATTGATGTGGAGAGAAGGGATAGATTTTCGTGTTGCTTTCGATAGAGCGGTTGACATTGCTAAACGATCTGGCATCGACTTATCACAAAAAGATAAGCGAAGAAACGGTGGACTACTTACAGGGGCGAGGGTTCGCCAAAGAGCTGGCAGAAACTCATCTGCTGGGAACCGTACCAGTCGATTGTGACCCGAGCCATGTCCAGTTTATCGGGTGGTTATAGATCCCATACAGAGTTGTCAATGGGGTGGCAGGATTCAAGTTCCGTAGGGTCGATGGATCTCCGGGCCCTAAGTACATGGCTCCAATGCATCAGCCAGCCCGACTCTTCAATGCAGTCGATCTTCAGAAACCTTCAGATATTGTTGCAATCTGCGAAGGAGAACTCGATGCAGTTATTGCCAGCCAACTGTTGCCTTCAGTTGGAGTACCGGGTGTCAAAGCTTGGAGACCACACTTCAACCGACTCTTCCAAGGATATAAACGAGTTCTTATCCTTGCAGATAATGACGAAGGAAAGAAGGATGGTAGCAATCCGGGTATGGAACTCGCCGAGAAAGTCTTACAAGAAGTTGAACACGCTGAACTGATACCATTACCACAAGGCTCTGATGTCAACTCAGTTGTTATAGATGAAGGATTAGAAGGTTTAAGAAAGAGGTTAGGTCTCGATGAGTGACAACAGCAGATACGAGGACAACATTGGAAGACGATCAGACGATTCAGAGTTTAAGGATATTGTTAGAAAGTCATGGCCTAAAGGTGTTAGAAGTAAGAAATCTACCTTCGGGCCTAGAGATGTTAGTTCAAGCTCCTCCGATCCAGAGATGAACCAGTTTGTTACCGATGTTTGGGATATCATCGATGAGCTTGGAAACTTACTGATAAGTAAACAGAGTGATTACAGCCCCGGCAATATCAACAATGCATTCG